AGTGTAGATGATGGCTTTCATATTAAAGAGATTTAATATCAACAATAGTTTGCAGTTTCTTTACATCAAAGTCACATTCATCATCCATCCAATCGGCAATTATAAATAATCTGCCAGTCTCTCGGACAAGTCAAAATGCTATTGGATCTACTTTCTTTCTCTTTTCATTTGTTGTGCTTTTCTTCTTGTCTAGTTCTAGCTCTCTTCACCTATTTCGAGTATATATGATGATGATTTCGTTAAACAGATTGTATTTTTTGGCTCTCAGTATTTCTTTGAGTGGCTTGCTCGGTATGACTGATACATAGTTCTGTATTTCCTTTCTCCATATTGTTTTTCATTGAATACCAACACTCTCAAGGTCGGCAATGTCAGATTCAAAAACATATTTATTAAATCACCGAGATATAATCTGTATCTCCTTTTTGAATCAGAGCAATTGTTCATTCAGAGTTTCAATCATTTGCTTTTGTCAGAGAGATTCTGCTTGTTTCAGATTCTTAATAACTTCCTTCTTGTATTTGAGGGCTTTATTGTAGTCTATCTGCTTGAGTCAGTTCTTTATGAGAGAGAAAAATGTATCTGAGTCGTACTTCTTTTCCTTGCCAAACAATTTGCTAAAAAATCACTTCTTCTTTTCGGTTATAATTCAACCAGTAAGATTTGGACTGTATGTAGTTGATATAGTTGATGTACTTGAATTGGTTGATAGTGAAGTCATAAGTAAATTAAAAAGTAAGTATCCTCATTATAGTTAATTATATTCTTTTGAAACTATATATAGTTATATTTTGATCGACATATTCTACTCATACTCGGTATAGATTATAGATTTTGGTAATTATCCCTTGACAGCAATTAGTTTTTTCTACACTACTATTTTATAATCTACTTGTTTTAAGGGGATAGTTACCCATATTTATTATTGTATGAGGATATTGAGCATTATTTAGTTTCGTTATAGAATTTATAGAGTTCAGATATAGCCCTCGATATAGACTTAGATTTAGTTGTATAGGTGACTTCTTCATCAGTGTATAAACTTGATACTTCCCACCATAAAAGGAGATGGAGAGGACAGATAGGTCACTTACGTGGAGGAAGTATTCTATCTTCTGTTGTGTGGAGAGTCTTTTGGGCATAGATTATATAATAGTTAATATTTTTCAGTCACAAAGTATAGCATTATCTTCTGTACTACTATTGCAGATAGGACAGGCGACTTCGCATAATTGCGGATCGCTTTCAGAATGACAAAAATCTCACTCATCGGATATAAATACTCGGACAGAATCGGTGTAGTTTTCTATAAATTCCTTTTTGTTTCCACATGTTTTACATTCGTACATACTAGATGATTTTAAGTTTAGAGAATTCAGGATTGAGTCATTTAATCCATACAGCGTGCATATATTCTATACTATCCGTAGCACCATCAGGAGTAAAACCCATACGCTCACGATGTACAAAAGAGTACATAGGCATATTTTCTTCCCAAAACTTCTTTCTCTTTTGGCTTCAAAAGAAATTGAGACGAAGTAACATCACCACGATTCCTCATTCTTTTACAAGTTTTAGAGAGTTCAAAATGAATTGTTCAGCAAAAGCAAACGGAGGATTAGAAATAACAAGATCATATATACCTCATATAGAGGGTACAAGTGATGTTATGGTAAAATCTTTATGGTAAGTTGCAGGGCTATCTTCTCGAATATCGTTGGTGACTATATTTACAGCTCAGTAATTTGCGAGTACAGTAGGGTATGCCATTTTTGTATCATACATGACTGATTTTCCTTTTCTTTTCCCTTCATACACTTTTGGCTCAAGATTCCCACCAGCACAAGGGTCGAGAATCTTCAAATCAGTTCTCAAAAGTTTTTCTTGTGGGTACGGTTGTAAAAGTTTATTCCCTTCTTGTGTTTGTAGGAAAGAATCAAGAAAAGTTACTATCGCACCTTGTGGTGTAGCGTAGTAGTCTGTGGGTTCTCTTTGCCCTCATCGTGCAGTGGAAGACATAAAACTAAGTTAGTAATAAAGTAAGAGAAGTAGGCATATTTTCTTCTCATTGTATAAGGGTATTGAGCATATAGTAGGAATTAAAGGGTGTCTACAGGTATTGTTTTTTCTTTCTCTTTGGTTTAGTTACTTTTAGATAATACTCATGCTGTCTTTTCTTTTCTTTCTCTATTTTTCTAGCCATATATTCTGGCGTAAATTTTCCCGAACTCTTTACCAAAAATCTAGGGTATTCTCTATCACACATTAGCAAAGTACACCACTCTTCTTTTGTTTCATCGTAAGAAGCCCATCATACTTTTTCTAGTTGCTTAAGTATATCAACAAGTATTGAGGCGTGACTGTTATTGCCGCTTACATCTATTTTTAGTGTTTTATATTCTTCGTACATAGTTATTGTGTTAGGTGGTAAGGCGGAAATGGGTCACGACCATATGAATTATGGTTTGGAGATACCCAGACATTTTTTAGCATATAATGCTATTATAAAAATTCTCAGTCAATTCTCATGCTAAACTTTTCTCCACATTCGCACTTCTGATTGTTGTCATAATAATTCCAATTATCGTTACTCATACTCTCGTCTCTCTTCTGGATTACTCAACATTTTTTGCAAGCCATATCCATTTTTACTTGTTTGTTCATATTATTTAGGTTTAGGAATAAAAGATTGTCATTCATACCACCAGTTTATTCATTAAGGACACTTTTAGCCACATCTTTGATATATCAATATACTTCACAGCTTCTATGTACATTGATCCTATTCAATCTCAGTGCTGAAATGCCATACCAATAAAGTAAAGATGAGATATTAGACATGCTAGTATAAAAAAGAAAAAACACATTTGAGTAATTCTAGACATATTATTTTGATAAAAGAGCTTGAGAGAGAAGTAATATACTACGAATAGAACCACCATATATACGAGTTTTGTGTTGTATGACATTCTTAGAGAAGAGGTGATTGTAGTGAGACATAAAAAGAAAGTAAAGAAATAAGATAAGAGAAGTATATTCATATATTCTATTCTGTCAACAGATATTTATGTTTACATTTAGTATTATGTATTCTACTCATACTCGGTAGAGATTGGAGGAGAGGTTAGAGGTGCTTTAGTAAATTATCTTTTATCCACTTGAGTCAATCTGGTTTCCAATAGTTCTCCATAATTCAATATTCGTTCTTCTTTCTAAAATTCAGTTTGTCACTCATAGGGTAAAAGTCTATTGCTCAGTATTCCCTAGTTATGATTTTATAGAAACGATTCGGAAATTCTTCTACATCGAAAAAGTCGCAGAGTTCGTGGTATTCGTTTTTAGAAAAGTCATCGTATATTTTCAATCTCCTTTGTTTGTTTCATTTAGCCATAATTATTTAGAGTTAAAAAATGCTACTACAGAACGGAGATTATCGAGGGATGTTATTTTGAGTCATGCTCTGATTTGTTTCTTGATAAAATCCTGCACATCTTTTGGAAGTGTTTTTAATTGTTGCAAAACTCACTCCCCAAATTCAATAGGTCAGAAACTATCTATCTTTGACCAGAAATAGTGGTTCTTCCCTACTTTTAGAAACTTCCCATCGTTATTGAGTCAGTCTATGAGTGTGTTGTACTCTTGCTGGTCTATCACTATTCTCTCCTTTCATTTCTCTTGGTCTATATTTACATCGACATAGTACCATGCCCCACTATCCAACAACTCTTGGTTTTTTCACATATTGTGATTGGTTAGAAGTAAATTGTTTTGTATTCATTAGCCATGTAGTAAGTCTCCGTTTCACTTCAAATGTTTTTTCAGTTTGCCAGCGTACCTTTTTTCAGTCTGGGGTCTTCTCACACCAATAGTTATAAAACTTGAAAAGCTCGGCACGCAAAACTTCTCTGTGTTCTGGGTCTGAGTTGATAGAAATGATTACCTCTTCTATATTATTTTCCAGAGATTCAAAAAACTCCCTTGTCTCATCTCTTGGAGAGGTTTCGATAGAAACACCTATCTCTGTATCAGATTCTTTACTTCTTTCCTTATTCCCTTTTCCTCCTGTGGCGATTGGTTGGCGATTGGTTGGCGATTGGTTGGGTACTTTGTTGGCGATTTGGTCTTGGTACTTATCCCAGTTATTGAGTAATACAACGCTAAAACTCTTGGTTGTTTTGATGGCGATTTCGTTGGTGGACACTAACTTCTCTAGAGATGTCCTTATCTGGCTTTCGGTCAATCAAAGCTCCTCAGATAGCTTTTTCCTACCTGTTATGAGACTTCATTTTTGTACTGGTGTTCACCTCCAATTTCAATCCTTTATATTTGCCTTGAGTAGCAAATGAATAAATAGGGATTTTGTAGGCGTGTCAGTATACCACTCCCAGTCGAGCAGTTGCCTGTATATTTTTATGTATCACTCCATGCTTTTTGCGATTGGAGATTTCAGTGCAGTAGGCGGAAATTGTGTTGTCACCTACTACACTCAAACCTCTAAATACAAAAACAATTTCCTTTACGACAACACCAGACCATTATAGGCATTCACTAGAATTAAGCAAATCTTTTTTTTCTCAAGTGTTGAGGGGTTATTTCAGGTATTCTGCAATAGCTTCACTAAAATACTTCTTATTCCCTCTAGCGAGTTCAAAGAATATTTGAGCCATATACTCAGTTGTATTCTCTTTTGCGTGTCTTACCTCCTCAGAGGTTACTAGAGTTCAATTAAGTAGGTTTTCTGCACAGTCAGCTAGGTCTCCAGTACGACAATGACATAACTCGTGGATAATGGCTTTTGCTTGGCTTTCTTTGCCCCACTCCCAGAATACAGGGAATATTCTTATTACCACAGTACGATATATAGGGTCGAAAACTATATCGGCAGCAGTACATTGATTGTCTCCGTGTTCCTCATCTTTTGATGGGAATTTTATAGTCCTTGTATAATTCTGTACTTCGAAGAGCCACATTATGTCTTCAATGAATTTACATATTTTCTCTTCTTTTGGTTTTAGTTTCATACTCCTATTATATCACTTTGCTGATGGTAGCAAGGGGATAAAAAGATCCCTCTATATTTCAAGAGGGATAGAATGATGTAGTCTTGGCGACGAGAGTATTATATCTATTTTACCCTGAAGTAAATATGATATTACAAGAACTGTGATACACGTTTGATCCAAGATTCTTCTGCCACGTCAGGATGTCATACATACGAATATGATAGACAGCGTACAGAGTTATTACAACTCTTATATCCTATTGATATAGTATTTGCTAGAGAGTAGGTTGCTTCATCAATAGAATCGAATTTATAGAGCCAACAGCCATTCTCGTCAGGTCTTCACTTCGTTTTGGTATACCATTCTACTTTTCCTGTATCATATTTTCTTCCTTTTATTCCATAGGGATTATTGTAGTGAGCACATACTTCTTTATTAAAATTTATACCGAGTGTCGATTCTGCGAACATGATACCAATTATTAGCCCTGTAGGTACTCCTTTTTCTCGTGCTATGCTATCTATACGTCTGAGAATCTCTATGTCCTCACAGAGAGGGCTTTTTGATGTCTTCTGGCATATTTTAGCATGGAGTTTTTGTGTATCGTAGTCTTTAGGCAGTTCTGCTTCTCTTATGAGCTTTCAAATCTCGTCATCGTTCTGCCAAACGTACTCTTCGTTATTTACAATTGATTTCTGAGTTATAGAACCGCATGAGGGGGCTTCACAGTTATTGAGTCAATAGGCGAGTTTACCTATAAAAGCTACTGCGAGGATCAGGACACAAAATATAAAGAAGAATATGTGACGAGGTATCGTGGTTTTATTTTCCATAAGGTTATTTAGAAAGTAAATCAGGATTCTCGTAGATGTTTCAGATGACTTCCAGATAACGAGGAGTAGTCAGGTATGCATGACAACCTCACCATAAATGAACAGTGTACATTTTCACCATCTTTCACGCCTCAGTTCATCATTTCACGCATATCTCTTTATCGTGAATGTGTGGGAAGAACTTGTATTCGTACCACTCAATCGTGGCTGTGATAATGTTTTCCTTATTACTTGAGCAATGAAGTCTCACTATATCCCCCTCATATATCTCTTCTCAGTTCTTGTCTAATAAACCAGTAAATTGCATGAGTTCTACATCTTCTAATTTTTGTACATAATTTCTTTTTATACTTTTATGTACTAAAACACTTTTTTTATTTACTGAGCTTACTTCTGTCATAACATTGTGGTTTTTTAACCAAGCACGAAATTTTATAGGTCTATTCATATTATTTATAAGAAATTAAATTCTCTCATTTAAGGCAGAGATCCAGTCATCGTCTACCAAAATGTTTTCGTACCCATCGTCAGATAGGTGTGGGGTTATCACTGAGGGTAGGTGTTCTCATTGGTGTGTCTTTCGGGACACTTCGTATATTATCAACATACATAGTTTTTAGATTAGAAATATTTTTTATTAGAAAATTGTTTGCTAGAGTCGAGCATCTTTAAAAAATTAGCAACACGAGCCATATTGAGTACGATAGCTTTTTCATCGTACATTGTCATTGTGGATAGGTTCTTGTCAGCAAACCATCGTAGAGATGATTCAGCATTGTTTAGACCTATGCGTAGGTTGTGCGTTGTGTATTGCATTATTTAGAGAGTTTAAAACATAAAGTCTCTGTCTTTACCTTTCAAGAGGTAGGGACGAATATATCTACTGCACACTTATGAGTACGAGTAACGTATGTATATGAGTACATCACATCTGCGAACGTAGAGAGTGACATCAGTGACAATAAGAGGATAACTTTTTTCATAAAGGGGAGAAAAGAAATAAGAGTACAGAGATTCTGATGTAACTCTCACTCGAATGTCCAAGTGAGCTATGGCGAATGTTACCCTATCAGATTCCCTGTGATACTGTGCTGTCGGTCTTTCGTGAGCTGGCGTTGCCTTTTTGTGAAAGTTGTCGAGGAGCGAAGTACAATCATACTATAAATCTCTTTGTTTCAGATTGCAAATGTTTTTTATATTTTGTCTATATCGTATTGTTTCCGCATATAAAAGCCAAAAGAATGAGTAAATTATGTTATAATTTTTGTTTGGTCGGGAAGAAAGTCACAGAATTTCTCTAGATTTGCTTTCGTCATAGCGTATATTTCTTTGTAGTGGAGTCATTCTTTCATACCTTTTTCCAAATTCATAACTACTTGGTCTTCTGCTACTGCAAGATAAGTGAGTCATATTCGGCTCAAAATCTCTCGAATAGGTCTATCATGGTTTAAAAGTTCTAATGCTCTATACGTCATTTTAGTAATATTGGCGTAGTAATAGTTTGCCTGTGTACTACCTTGTGCCTTTGCATACTCTACAAACTCTTTTATCTTATCCGTTTCTTCTAATCTGTGTACTTTGCCTGCATCTCTTGCTTCTATCCAGCTCGTATTCGTGTGCTGTTGTAAAACTTTTTTCATATTCATAAATGCTTCAACAAACATGTCTTGTACAATCTCAGCTTTCTCATATCCCTTGAGTTGCATGACGAGTTTTATAAATGCTGGTTCATTGAGGTTGTACTTTTTATAAGTACGACCTTGTTTGTTTGTAAAATCTGCCTCTATGAATTTTTGAGAAGAAACAATACGCTCGCCAGCGACTTGTTTTCTTTTAATAATTTTTTTAATAGTTCTCAAAAGGTCTGCATGTTTTACTTCTAGCTTTTCTGCGATTTTCATAGAATCACAGTAAATATCGTTTCATCCTGTAAATACTAATTCTGTTTCCATATAATAGAGTTAAATAATAGAACTCAATTAGTATATTGTTATATTTATAGAATGCAAATTTAAATAGCATCACTCAATTCGAGTGAACAAAAAAACTCTCCCAGTTATGAGAGAGCTTCCCCTTTTCGTAGCGAGAGTATTATATCGAATATATGACTACTGCAAGAGGTCGGATATATTTATTCTTTAAGAGGTCAGGAAGTTCTACATGGATTTTATTCCATAATCCTTTCTCTATAAGTCCTCACCAAGAGTTCTGTAGATAATCTCTTCCTTTTTCCCTTGTTAAGTAGAGAGTGTGACCGAAAGCATCTCAAGTAAAGAGTCATACTGCCTTTCACATTGTCACTCATTGCTTCCAGAATCAACTAGGAGCTACGAGAGATACTACTATGGCATATCCAGCATCTAGGAGTTTTTTTGCTGAAGGAGAGTCAATATTGATTGGCTTACTTCTACATCAGTGTTCCTTTGCAAACTTCTCCGATATGTTCATCATACTTGCTACTCCGTTTGGGCTTATGTACTTAGATGCCCATTCAGCTATGTATTCATTCGTGAAGATTTTTCCAGTGTTGTACGTTGTGCATCCAGCAGATCCATACGCAGTACAGTAAGGATTCTTCTTCTGGTCGTAGTTTGCTATCTTTTTAGGTGTGAGTCCTACTTCTGTGGGTGTCTGATAACTTGTGTACGCTGTTTTGAATTTCTCAAATAGGGTCTCAGGAGCAAAGGATTCTATCAGTTCCAGCTCAAATTGTTTCATGTTTTATTTTAGGCGATACCATCACAAGACATCTTTATAGTCTTTTCTAGTTTCGAGGTTGAAAGCATTATATCCTTTACCGTCTCAGTTTCAAGTCGCTCAGTTTAATTCAAGTACAATAATGTCTATCTTATTGGCTTCGTGGACTATAGCAACGTGTCCTGTTATTCAAGGTTTATCGTAAAAGATTATATCGCCACGTTTAGGTAGCATTCATGGTTTCCATTCTATCTTTTCCCAGATTTTAGGGTCAAAAGTTTTCTTTTTGTTGATCCAGCCAGTATAGGCAGTACCGCCAAAAGAACCTAGTGATATTCAGTAAACGTCTTTGACGTATTGCTTTGCTCCGTCAACACATTGTACTCCCATCACTCCATCGTAGTCTGGTGCAGTACGGAGATATTTATCTAGGAATTGATTATGAGACAGTGTCATTTCAAGGTTGGTTATCTAGATAAATGATTTCTCAAATCATCTCAGCCCAGTTTGAGTGTACCGGTTCGTCATCTCGTGCTTCTATTTCCTTTTCGATTTCAGGGGCGTATGAAAATACTTCTTCCATAGGATAATTATATTTGTTTATGTTCAATGTCTACTTTTCCACCTTTGTAGTGTAGGAGTGTGATAGTTGGTTCTGTATCTTTAGTGACATATCATTCACGGATCTCATGGACTCATGGAGCTGTGAGAGCACCAGCACTTATTCTATTGATTCTTCCACTTCGTTCGTGTTGTAGACGATGGATATGTCAGCTAAGGATAACTTTCTCACCTTGTGTTCTAAACTTGCCAAATCGAGAGACAATTTCGTCAGGTTTCATTTTTGCTAAACCTTTCACATCTCAATGAAAAAGAAAGTGTTCTATTCAGCTTATCATAGTCACGAGCATAGTTTCATCAGAATCTTCAAATCCTATTTTAGAATCAAGTTGGCGTTGGAGGAGTTGGTGCATCATCCATCCAGCGAGTCGAAACTGGTCATCGTCTCGACTTTCTGTTACTCTATCATGGTTTCATCGTACCGCTTTTACGTCTACATCATGGTTCGCTTTTAGGCGGTTCAGTTCTTCAGCGTAGAGGGCGGAAACATACAAGATGAGTTTATGAGGTTGTCGAAAGTCAGGATGCATTGATAACTTCGTGTCAGGGTGTGCTCACATCTGAGTTGCATCTTCGAGGTCATCCCCGAGCATAAGTACGTTTATTCTATCGACTGGTTGTTCGATAAGGTGATCAATAACTCTTCCTAATCTTTTGGCGGTTTCATAGGTTTCTCGATTTCAAAAGTGTGCATCTGTCAGGATTACAGATACTGATTCTACTGTTTTAGCTTGGCTTCTAAAAGTACGAGGGGGGATAGAGGGCATCCCAGCTCTGTCAAATTCTTGTACTATATCTTGTGTCCATGAATCTTGTACTGCGAGCTTCATCGCAAAATCATTGAGCATTGCGTTTCTCTTCTTTTCGCCAGCTTTGTCGAGGATCTTCCCAACATGAGTATCTACGCCACGTTCTATGATTTCTTCAAATTCATCTGCCATGTCTGCCTCAGTGAGAAACTTGAGTCTATCATGCGGAATGGGGAGCGAATGCTTCACCAGATTCATGCACGACTTGAACGCTTGCCATGTTTTACCTGTCATTCCATACTTCTTTTGTACTTCTAATCCTGTGAGATTTGCTCAATGAAGGACATAATCTTCAAAGACAGATTGTGCGAGTTCACAATCAACGTGTACACACTTCTTTTTCTGTACTGGTCAATCCTGTACTGTAATATATATCATGTAATACTTTCTTCCGTCTGTTCCCCTTTGTACTTCGGGCATATCTGTCTCTCCGAGTAACTGATTGAGGGTTTTTATCCCCTCATCTTGCTCTGGATTATCATTCATAAAAGAATGGTAAAGAAATAAAACTAACCTCGAAAGATAGGGTTTCAGGGCGGAAGCCGATTGAGAAGTGGTGGGAGTGGTGCATCCTTATCGAGTAAGATATGAGTTTGTTCGTTTATCTGTCGTACTACTTCTTGAGCTGATTCGTGCTTTTCTCGTAGGGCTATCATTTTATCCACCATCATTCCTTCATCTTCTGGTACTTTATGACGAAGTTGGAAGAGTATTTCTTCTTGATCTTCGTTTACTTGTGGCTTGAGAGGGTGGTTCATACTAAAATTATAGTCAAAAAATAAAACAAGCTAGAGAGTTTTTTCTTTTTTCTCCTTGCGAGCCAAATAGTACAAGTGTTGTTTATGTTTTCGAGCAAGACGGAGCTTTTCACGATGCTTTTCGTCAGGTGTTATGTAGGATGGAAGGGACATAATTATTTTTTAGGTGATTTAGTGTATTTAGTGTGTCCTCGTCTGCTTTGTAAGAAAAGATATCCCGAATTGTATTCGGTGCAATTTCAAAATCAGGTTTTTTGGCTCGTATCCTTTCAGATACTTCCATGATTTTCTCGGAAACAGGAAGCACATTTACATCTTCTTCTAATGCCTCTTGAAGAGTTTTTTGTAGTTCCTGAAAACGTGAAACAAATTCAGTATCAAGTATTTTTGTGACTTCTGCCTCGTCTCGTCACTTGCTTAGTTCTTTTCTTCGTTTATCTACTTCCGCATTATACATTTTTATCAATACTCCTTCTTGTTTTACAAACTCATCAAAATGCTTTCTAAAAGGTTTTAAAATCAAGAAGAATTCACGGGCAAACATAAAATCAATAGACTGTGTACCAATGGTGTCACATGCTTTAATAACGGACACGACATGTTTTAATTTCATAAAAAAATAATAAAAAATAAGTACACTCATTATATTCTTTATTTTATTCTGTCAATAGGTACTTGTTGAATTATTTAATTATACCTGGATTATACATGGTATTTGTTGCCTCCGCTTCATCAAGTTTGGACTAAAAAAGGTAAATAAGTACGGATAGTGACCAACCAGCGAGGGATAAAATGAGAGTCACACAAGCCAATAGAGTTAAGATTTGCATGACTTTTTTCATTATGCGTATTTACGAGGATTAGTTCATACCTTGCGTTTTACTTTTACTATACCCTTTCTAGGGTCTGATTTTGGTACTTTAGTTATTTTGTATTTCATTTTCTTCAATTATAAATTTAAAGTTTTGTCTGTCAAAAGTAAACTCTTCCCTAATTAGATAACGAATAGTATTCTCTAACAAAGCGTGTGTCTGATTAGGTATTTTTACTTTTAGTTCCTCTACTCTCAAGAATAAAGCACCTAAAAAGAGCGATATAATAGCTAATAACATAATAATAATTACATCTTTTGTATGTTCGTTTATTTGTTTCATAGATTTTTTATTCATTCCTCTATACGAGATAGATGTTCAGCATGTGACTTGTGCCATTCATTACTTGTTGATATTTGGTTGAGGAATGATTCACTTATTCTATCAAGTGATTCTTTAAATATGTTTTGCTGTTGTGTTGTGAGTTCTGTGAATTGTTTTACTACGTTATCGAATTTACTTACTAAATAGGGAATTCATTTATACACTGACATAAGAAAAGTAAATACAAACAAACCATATATTATTCATTTTTCAGAGAATATAGTTACGAGTAATTGTTCCATATTATTTTTTAGTAAGTCGTAAAACGAGCCATTGTTGTAAAGCTTTTACTCATGCCCTTGCTCCTACTGCTCCGAGAGAGATGAGAGCCGCTCTGTCGAGGTTTGATATATCTATTCAGATTGTACCGATTGCCAAGAGAAAAGCAGTCAAAAAAGTATTGAGTGCAGATATGAGATGTTCTTTGAGTTTAGGGTTCATATTATTTTGTGGTGTCATAAAAAAGAAATCAGAAAATAAATTTATTCATCAGAAGTAGCCCCCTCAAATTCGGGGAGAGTTTGGAGATATTCGTATGCTTGTGCCCATGTTTTATCAAATCACGGCATTGTAAATGGTCGTTTTACAACAAAATCATATTTTCTTGCGTCTCGTGTCGCCCTGTCTATATAATGTCAAACTTCAATCATTGTTTGTCACACATAGTCTATTCTATTTTCTCAATCGTATTCTACTGGCTCTTCATTAGAATTGCCCTTTATATCAATAATCCTGTGGTATGTACAAGGTATATTATTGAACCAGATTGTTTTATTGATGAGTCACATATAGAAAGTGTAATGAAAATATAAGTAAAGTAAACTTTTAATGAGCTACCCAATTTGTTCCATCAAAAAACACAGGACAAACCACTGCACCACCTCCTACAATAGTATTTAAATATACTGGAGCGAGTGCATCTGTTACATACGCTGTATCCCCTTGTACACCTGCTGGAAGTGTAGCCACTGTGTAGTTTTTCAGTCTTACAGTAGAACTATTTACAACTTTAAAATGATTTGTAATTGTCCCAGTCGTTCCATCATGGTCAAGCTGAAACATGCTAAACGTGCCATTGTAGTTGATGAGATTAAGCTTCATTTTTGAAGTCCATGATGCAGGTGTTGTCACTGTATAATCACTTTCTACAACCGCTAGGTGTTTATTGACCGAAGCACTACTCCATCATTGGAGTAAGATACTTGAACCACGCCCTGCTGTAGCACCTGCCGCTATACCAAAATCAAGTGACGACCTGACAGTAGCAAGGAAGCCCATTGCAATACCACCTGATGCCGCATTTGCCTGTCGTCAAATAGCAATACAGTTTCCATTAGTTGCATCCGCAATGTATCCTATAGCAACCCCAGCAAAACCTGCTGTGTTTGAATAACCAAGTGATGCTCAGTAACCTCAAGCATTTGCACAACCATAGCCAACCGCAAGACCAGCTGCGGATACAGTAACTCCATAACCAATTGCTGTTCCGATAAGTCCTGCTGTTGCGTTAGCACCAATCGCAATAGCAAATCCAATAGATGAAGCGTTGTAACCGATTGCTGTACTTGAAGCATATCCTGAACCTGAATTTGAAGTCGCTCCATATCCAATAGCAACAGAGTCAACATTTGTCATTGAACCAGCATTGAGGTTTCTTGCATTATATCCAAGTGCAATACTTCTTGTAGCTGTTACTGATGTACCTCACCCGATAAAAAAGCCACTAGGCATCGTTATATTTCCATTGACTTCAAGTCTTGTGGCTGGTGTTAATGTGCCTAATCCAACATTACCAGAACTAAGAATTATCAGAGATGATGCTGGAGCAGCATTAGACATTTGAAACGGAGTAGCGGATACTGCTGTTCCAGTGTCATTTAATCTTTGTATCGCAAAAGTACCATTGGTTGTATCAATAACATTATTAGTTGAATTACCAAACCTCATATACTTATATCCAGTAGCGTTATTGGTAGCTTGAACACCTACCCACGCTTCAAATTTCCCAACAAAACTCATATAAGCACCAGAGGAAGCACCAGAGGAAGCACCAACAGATACAGTAAGAAGTGCACCTCCAGAATAAACGCCGCTGCCGATATTTCCCTCAAAAGTCATAAAACCTTTTGTTGTATCTGCGACATGGAGTGGTTTAGTCGGAGTAGCAGTACCAATACCGAGCCAATTATTTACTTCATCATACCCTGATGTTCAAAAGAGTATTTTTCCCTTAGTAGCGTGAGAAGTCGAAGAAATCGTCAAAGAATTGCCAGAAGCAGTACCACCGATAACTGTTTGTCATCAAGAAACACCAGTAGAGAGATTATTCGTGATGGTGTTTGCTGTACGAGTAAGACCTGTTGAAAATGTAAGAGGTGCTTCTATTCCTGTGACATTTAAAGTATTTCAAGTAAGGGATAAATAAGAACCTAAAGTAATCTCTTCCATTACGCCTGTTCCAGCAGTTCATCGACCTATCAGTTTATTGGTAGCTATTAAGTTATTTAGCTTTCCATCAAGGGCTGTTTGTAGGTCTGTTTGGTCGGAGAGAGTACCTGTGATAGTACCCCATACGCCATTAGCAGAGATTGTACTGAGTGTAAATTCAGAACGACTAGGATTGTAGGTTAATCAGTATTGTTGAGCAGTAGGATTACCAACGTTTACATCCATTAACTGACGAAGAAACATTGCTCATCCTCCACCAGTTGGGAGTTTGTTTATCTTTTTGAGTATGTCTTCAAACTTTATGTTTATTTCGTCCTCAGAGAGACTTTTAGGGAGTTCAGATAGTATTGCATCTTTGAGACTTTTCTTAATCTCTGAGACCTCTTTTTTCGTGAAATAGTCTATTCATTTGATTGGAGTGAATCAATCTATTCAATCTCTATAATCTATACCTTTTTTTGGCGTTCTACCGTCTTTCACTTTCGGCAATACTGGTATAAAAGGTTTTATGAGTGTTTCGAGGTTTTCTGAAAGGAATTTTTCTATACTTTCTTCTACTGTCCCCTCTTTTTCTTGTTCTTTTTTATCAAACTCTAAAATAATTGGATCATTAAATAATTCAATATTAAAATCATCTCCGTTGAAGATAATTTCAAAGTTCAATTCATTAAGTTGCAATTCCATTTATTGATAAATAACTATATCAAATTCCTCTCTTCTAGTTCTATCTCATATTTTTACTTTTATTTCGCCTTTCCTTTCTCCTGCTTCAAACATCTTTATATCATCTTGAGAGAATTCTAGTTTGAGTTTTCAGTTTTCTTTTTCTAGTTCTTGTAACCATTCCAGTTTACCATCTTTATAAATACAAAATGTAGCTTTTAATTCTACATCTATTGGATTTCTATTTTTGTCTAAAATAGGAATTTCTTTTCTATAAGAGTCTCAATGGAATAGTTCTATTTTCATATTGTAAAAATGGGGGCATTTCTGCCCCCGATTAGTAACTAGAGAAGTGCAGCATCAATTTCTACATTTACGATTCTCTTAGCGAGGTCAGTAAATGATTTGAAGCCGTAGAGAGAACCCCAGATGTATTCTTCTACTTTGTATTTTCCGTCTACACGACCTCCGTCTGGTACTTTGTCCCACTGAATAGCGAGTGCAGGAGCATCGCCTTTCTGGAAGAAAAGATGTTGTTTCTTCTTTGTGAGAGTGTTTGAACCAGATGTGAAAGTCACAGAGATAGAGATGACACCAGTTCCGTTTACACGTACAGTTGTAAGTGTAGCAGAAGTAGCGACAGCAGTAATCTTGTTGACGAACATACGAGTTGTTGAACTTGTCGCAACAGCACCGATAGCTACACCAGTTACGGTAGTAGTTACTGGGTCATTTACGAGAGTTTCAAATGCGAGTTTAGCAGCAGCAGCATTAGCACCGATTGTGAAGTTACCAGCGGTAGAACCGAGAGTAGTCTTAGCAGTGAATGTCTGACCTTCGAGGACGATAATGTCGCCATCAGTAGGGGTAGCACCCCAAGTGATAATAGCAGAACCAGCGATAAGGTTAGAAACATAATGCTCATAACCACCGTATTCACCACGATATGGTCGAATAAGAGCTTTGTCACCTAAATCAGTAGCACGAGAAGCGGCTGAGTTGTTACGGATTTCCATATAATCAGGAGAAACAACAGCTCTCATAGAACCATTGTTTACATTGAGTCTCTGGAATTTCTTAGTAACAGCGTTAGGGATTTTGTATACATTCGAATCTGCCATTGTAATACCATTTCCAGCAGTACCACCGATAGAACCATCGTCTACTGTTGAAGCAGCGTTGAAGATTTCACCGAGAATATCTGAATCGAGTTGGTCAGAGAGAATCTGAGCTTGATTTTCAGCTTCATCAGCGATGAGCTTAGGACTAGCTTGGAAATTGTCTTTACTAGCCATACGGAATGCAACGACATACTCTTTATTAATAGAGAGTGTTTCGTCAGTACGAGTGACATCATAGTTAGAAACATCAGCATATCGGTCAGAGACTTCAAATGCTTCTGTCTGTTCTGTACGCTTGACACGATGAAGTGTGTCTCCTTTGTTGTTGATATCTCAAGGAACCCTCTCAACTATATTACGAGCAACATTGTTGTTATAGAATGTTTGCTGTACCCTGTCAGCCCAAATTTCAGGAAATTGGGCGGTAACATTATTAGCCATATAAAATTAAATTAAAAATATTATCTCCGATAAAAAGGATTATCAGGGATGTTCGCAGATTGGTTTATATAGTCATCTTTTTCTTGTCGAGATAACTCGGAATAAGACTTTGGTTTAGGGGCAAATTTGCCCTTTACCTCCTTTTTACCTTTCTGCAATTTGTCACTATCCGCAAATCAGTAGTGGATAGCTACTTCTTCGGGAGTCATGCCAGTATTTTTACTTAATTCAAGAATTGCCTTTTCGGACTTTTCTAGGTCTGGATTTTCTTCAAAGAATTGTTTAGCAGTTTTGTCTGCTTTTTTCTTCTCATCGAGTTTTGCTACTTCCTCGTGGAAAGCAAGCATCATCTCTTCTTTTGTAACAAGTCCTGCTTCACGGAGTGGCTGAACAACTTGTTCGTAGAGATCAGGATTTGATTCCTTTAGCTCATCTAGAGACTTTGATTTCGCTTGACTGAGTTGCTGGGTTTTACGAGTATAATCCGATTGTCTCATATACCCTTTTTTCAACTCTTCAATATCTATCAACTCTCCGTCCACTTCCACTTTACTAGGGGTATTGCCCTCACCAGATTCCTCTTCTGGAACTTGGTCTTGTGACTGTTCTTCGACTTGGTCGATGACTTGGTCTTGTGACTGTTCTGTCATAGAAAAAAATTAAAAATAAAGAAGCTGTATTATCAGCTTCTTGTAAGGACTAAAGACTTCCCAGAATTTAGTCATTACAAGAAAATGACAATGGTGGGAAGTTATGTACGAGGGCGACTACTTTTCTCTTTCTTTGCTCAGTTCGAGGTTTTTTATATAGGTTAAAAATCAGTCAGATATATTATACTCACCTCTTACAGTAAACAAGTTTTTCTTGTCTGTATCGGTTTCGAGAGAGCAAGTTAATAGTTCTTTGAGTGTCCTTTCACGTTCACGAGAAAACCAGTCTATAATAAATTTGAATCCTGTCGTTTCTTTAATAGCGAGTATCTGGTCACGATTTGCCTTGTATTCAGCACTAGCTATTTCTACTTGTGGAGGGAGTTTTACTGGGATTACTGAGGAAGTCATACAGCGAGTGGGTTAATTGGTGCTTTTTCTGCCCGTGGTTGTCCTGTTGGCAATCAGCCCATTCAAGGCATAGGAAGAGTTTCAGGGAACATCTTGTCTACATTTACGCCCTCAAATGTTCTCATTATATCCTTAAATGCTTCTTTTGCTCCCTCAGGTGGCATAGCACCAGCTTGCATAGCTTCGAGAGCTATATTCTTTTTAGCGATAGCATCAGCTCTACGACTTTCTACATCAGCACTTGAAGAAGAATTTGCCTCGACTTTAATATCAAATCTACGGAGAGCATCACCAAATGCTTCTTTATGGAGAGTCCAGTATTTCTTTTCCCCTTTAAAGTAAATATTGGTGTCCATGTTCTGATATGTGACATTGAGGATTTTGTAGGCAAGACGAGCGAGAGAGTCCTCAAATGATTGTCGTACATCTTTGATTACATCGTTCATCTCAGCGTACTGGATTTTTTCACCAGTTGCCGTATTAGTTTGCCCTACTCATTCAGCCCTGTTTGCTATATCAATCGTGTAACTAGCGGACTGTATCTGGCGTTCCATGTCGTTCTGTTCGTTGAAATACTGTACTGAGAGTTCACGATGAGGCATTTCTAGGAGATGATTGTCGATTACATCTCTTGCGGTCATAGCATCAGGTATTATGACATGTCATGGTCAGCTATACAGTTCAGCAGGGTCTATACCTGAATTAGCCGACATAATCATAGTTCTGTGGAGAGCCATATTTATATATTCACTCGCAGCGTTCTTTTTCCAGTTTAGTTCTCTTTCGAGTCCCATTATATCCGCAAGGAATCAGTTAGCTTTGAAAGTTTCAGTATCTTCAAATACTCGGAACTCTTCGTATGAAAATTCTTCTATTTCTTCGTACCCTATAACGAACAAGTCGGACACAGTAGTAATACGAACAAAATCATCATCATCTCCATAGTACCCCTCGTAAATCTTTAATTCTAAATTATTAAAATCAGGTTCAGGTACATCACCAGAATTAGTAATACCTGCGATTCGTTCGATTACTTCTCTACGGAGTGATGCATCTTTTTCACCCTGTATTGTTTTGAGTTCTTTGAGGATTTCATCGTCATATTTACCGCTTGCTTGTAGTTCTGATATACGGACATTACGAGCGATTTCTATGATAGCTGGCATTTCATCGAGAGTAGTATATCGAGGGTCAAAATATATATCGAGGAAAGATTTTATATCTATATAAGGTACTCCGTCTATTACTTTGCTTTTCTTGCCATTCTTTCGCACCTGTTTTGAACGATAACCTACTTTACCCCATCCTATACCATACCTTACACCTGACTTAGCAAAGAGCTTCATTTTCTTCCTTATCTCCTGTTGTTCGTAGAATTTATTGAGATAGTCTTGGATAGCTTCTGGTAGATCCTTTTTGCCTTCCATTTTAGCTATTTTCTCATCTTCTGGCAGTCCTTTATCTTCGTATTCCCATGTATCTGTTTTCCATGATACGATAAATCGAGGATTTTTAGCCATGATTTTAGGCGTTGTTTTGTTCTCTGTTTGTCGCATTTTACTCACATGAAACTTAGTATCCCATTCGTTAGGAGCTTCTGATTCTGTTTTGTTTACCTCCTTGTATATTTCTAGGAGGACATTATGGTAGTTTTTTAAATCCATTTCGTAGGCATCGAAAGTATCCTTTACATGCCGACACATTTCATGTTTTTTTTCTGAATCAAAGCTGGAGAGTTTTTTCATAGTTTTATTATATTTATTTATGTATAAGTACAAATTATCCTTTTGATAACACTGGGCGTCAATTGTGATAGGTTACTTTTATTCCTCTGTGTCGTGTGTGTGTGTTAGGTTGAAGAGTGTATAGGTCGTATACCATCTGCAAACTGTCAATAACATCATCGTGTTTTCCTCTTGGAAAGGTCAATAATTGCTTTTCAAGACTTATAGGTTGTCCGTCTTCTATTCATCGTACAAAGTAAATAAGTCAGTCACGGAATAGAGGGATTAACTTGCGTATTCTGCTCTCTTTATCTCCTTTCTGTGCAATTTCTTCGATATTAGCATAAATACCTATTGTTTGACAAGTATTTCTGAGAGGAACAGAGAGGACACCTTTTGCCTGTATCGCCTCGACTCCTATTTTCTCGGGGTTATACAATTTAATATGTTTTACTATTTCGTCTATCGCTTCCGCAGGGTCGAATTTTCAAGCGGTATATCATAAAATATAGAGCTTGTCGTCAATGAATTTCCCTGTAAGGATAGAAGTGTAGTCTGAGTAGCTTTGTTTAGTCCATGCAGGATCTACAGTGGTGAATACACGCCCACCTGTTGGTATTTGGTCTCTGTCGATATATTTGAACCATTCTGTGTGAAATTCTTGGCTTTCCTTAGATATAGGATTTTGCTGGTACTGACATTCAAAAGTAGAGTTATTCATGTTCTTGCGTATCTTTTCTATACCATCAGGATTAAATCGTTTAGGGTGGAGGAGTTCACCCTTAAGTCTCTTGAAAACTACATCATCCACCTGTATAAATTCATCATGTTCTGCAATTGCTGGCAGTGATAATACCGTCCAGTCGTCTCCTGTGCGATTCTTCATCCTTTCGATAAGGTGACCGCACAAATCGTCTTCATGTGTCCTTTGCATGATGATAATTATACACCCTCTATTTGGGTTATCGAGACGACTAGGGACAGTATTTTCAAACCAATTATTGATTCATGTACGGATTATATCGCTGTCGGCTTCATCGGGCTTCACTGCGTCATCGATTATGAAGCAATTTGCTCATCTTCAAGTTATCGAACCACCTGTACCCGTTGCATAATAGCTTCATCCTTCTTTTAGCGCCCAATATTCTTTTGTATTCTGATCGTCTCGGATTCACTGCATACGAGGAAATACATTTTTATATATCTGTGATTGTGCTATATCTCTCGCCTCAAGTGAGAATTGTTGTGTAAGTGTTGCAGAGTATCCTGTGACGATAAATTTCATTGTCGGGTCTTTACCAAGACACCAAGCAGGAAAACATTTTGTCACAAGTTCTGTTTTTCAAGTTCTTGGAGGGATGTTTATTATAAGTCTCGTAATTTCACCACGAAAGCATTTTTCGAGATATTTTGCTATCAATAAGTGAAAATTGTCTATCTGAAACTCAAATTTTCTTCCCTCCTTGAACCAATACGATACAAAGTCTATATAATTAGCCGACTCTTGTTTATGGCGTTTTTCAAGATTGCGAGTAGCGAGTTCTTTTAGGACAGCTTTTTTATCCATTAGCTTAGTTCAGTAATACGAGCAGCACCATTAACGGCAGCCCAAATACCAGTAACATCTCATGTAAATCATGCTGGGAGTTCTAATTGAGCATCAGCTATCATTTTATAAGTACAAGAAGTTGCAGAAGCTGTACCTCCTCCGAGTTTTACATAGAGGATAGCGGTTGAGTTGTTCCAAATATATGCTTTCTGTCGTGAAGAGTTAGCAGATAAGAGAGTTGTGCTGGAATCGACACCTGTGACATTTGTTAGAGTAGCGGTAGACATAATAAGGGGGTTAATAAATAATTAGTCTTTTACTTTTTCTTCTTACCTTTTCATTTGCAGGGCATATTTATAGGGTTAGGAATACGATCAGCGATGGTCTTTTTGGGCTTGTATATGTTGGTGTAGTGGTACATAGGTTTAGAGTATTTTACAGAGGATGTATAGTTGTAGTCGAGTACCATATTATTGGAGATAATTTTTGTACTGTTTTATGAGTTGTTCTTTTGTGTATTTGAACATTCTTTTCAAATTTATTCATTTATTACTCATTTCGGTAATTATTTCTGAACGAGACATTTTCTTCAACCTATCTTCTATCGTCTCCCCATACTTCACCGCCTGTCTCTCCCCAATAGGAAGAGAGGGTTTCTTTACTTCTCCTTGTGTTAGAGGGAGGGATTGTTTGGGTTTTACTTCTTCGTTTATAACTTTGTCATAATTTATACTCATCTTGTTTGAGTTTGATATGTATAATTTTGGTTCTATTTTTTTAAATCATTTTATTGCTTTTCCAATGGTATCTCATTTTGATAGATACTCAGCAGTATCGAATTTATAGAAGTTATATCATATTTTGTCATTTCATTCAATAACATATTTTCGTCAATTAAGTTCATAAGGATAACCTTCATAAGTAAATCAATCTTTCTTCTTAAAATGGATTTTGTCTTGCTTCTTTATACTACTTATTTCTTCATAAATAGCTGTCTTCCCCTCTACTTTTGGTGTTGTGGGTGTCTTTGTACTCTTGGGGAGTATATCGCTTACTGTTGGTTGTTTTTTTGGTAAACTTGCTTTTTTAATTGTTTCCTTTATACTAGGTGGAGTAATTTTAGGTCATGGAATACTTACTTTCGTTTGTGGCAGTATCTCTCATATATCTTTTCAGGAATTGATTTTCGATTTTGAAAGATTTGTGAGTATGTTCGATTTTGAAAGATTTGTGAGTATGTTTGATTGGACTGGCTGTGTTCATACTTTACTGCTGATTGCCTGTTCTTGCTTTTGCAATATTCATGGCGAATATCCTGTCATAAGCTTTACGTCTATTACTTTCCCTGTCGTAAGTGGTTTTCAGCTTGGTGGTGGTAACAATTTCAATTCTTCAATAAGTGGTCTGAAATTCTCTAAAGGAATCGTCCGACCATTTTTTATTGCCTCCATCGTCTTTCTTGATTCTGGAGAAAGCTTATTAAGATAATATGCTATATTTGAAAGAACCTTAGGAGAACGAAGAAACTTTGTTATTCACGCTCAAGAAAGCCCCAACAAGAATGCCTGAAGTCATTTTACTGGGTCTTGTGTTATTGTTCATACTGAAACTCCTCAAAGAGAAGAAAATCATAAATAGGTAGCTATTTGTCTTGCTATTGCGGATGCTTCTTTTTTAGCGATAGCGTCATCAAGAGCAATACCTATTTCTATGTCCTTATTAAGTTTCCTAAATCAAGGGAGTTGCTTATCTATAAATTCGCTAGTATCTTTCCATACATTCTGCCATCCTGCTTGTTTCCCAACATCTTTGAAAGTTCCTTGCTTAGTAAATAATTTATCACCTAATAATGCTCTTCATTCGTCAATTTCCATAAGTGTCATTTTTGTTGCATTTATCAATCTATCAAATTTTGCAACTCTTTCTTCATTTCATGCTGTCGCAACTCATTTCTCCATATAATCCTCCCTCCTTTCTGATAATGCCTTTTTTAATTTTCCAGTATCTTCTATTCAAAAAGCTTTTTTACTCGTGGCAAGGAATGCATCCTTTGCCTTTTTCGCTTCTGATGTGGCTTTTTGTATCAATGTTCTTTGTTCTGCCTCACTTCATTTGATTCACCTGTCTAAAGCCCACCTAGACACCTCTTTTACGTTTGGCTCTGTTCGTGTAAGTTTTGAAAGTCTTTCACTTGCATTTGTCAGGTCTCATCTATTTATAACATTTGAAAATTGTAATCTTTCAGGAAGTCATTTTGACACAAATTTTCATGCTTTTGAAAGTACAAATTTTCATGCTTTTGAAAGTCATACTCCTGCTGGTATTCATGCACCTATTGCTGTTCATATTCAAACTTCTCATTGAGAAGCTATATCGAATCATAATCATTCAGCTAATCACTTGCCTATGTTGCCTATTAGCGGTGATTTTTGTGCTATTGCTCACACTTTAGGCAGTACAGATGCTCATTTTACCAAAGCTCCACCAGTTCATGCTCCTATGCCCATTTCTCACACAAATTCGCCTACTTTAGTGGCTGTTTTTGTAGGGTCTACTCACATTGCTTTTTGGATAATATCAGAAGTTCACTGTCCAGATTGTGAAAACTCTTCTCACCATTTCCTAAATGGCTGTCAGGGTAGTACCTTGTCGGCTGTTTTAGCTATAAATTCCCCTGTCTTGCCTGTACCTTTTATAAGCCCTCATACTATACCACCAGTAAAAGCTCTTGGTGTTCATTCTCGTACTGATTGTTGATAATCCTGTGCGAATTGTGTAGGATTGCTTCTATCGAATTTAGCTCTTTCTGGCTTCTTCATATCCTTAACAAGTGACCACGCCTCTTCTAGCTGTGCTTGTGTTGGTTGTGTGTCAAAAGACACTGTTGCTCAATTGCTAAATTTTACCTTGTATTTTTTTTTAGGAGTAGTCACCTCAAGAGGTTTTACTACTGGTGCTGTTACTGGGAGTGGTGTTTGTCATTTCTTTATCTGTTCTACTGCGGTGTCCCATCATCAAGCAAATGATGAAGGAAGAGTATATTTTTGTTGTGTTGGTAGTGTTGCCATATTATTCAAAAGTAACAGTAAATGTTGCTCAGTCTGACAATGTTCCTGTATTTCAGGTTACACTTCCCCTCTCTCCTCCTGTTGGTGGGGGGGTGTTGAATCCTGGAATACTTGCTTTTATAGAATCAGCTTGTGCTTTTATGCTATCATATAATCCTGCGAAACCAGATACATCTTTTCATGCTGCCGCGAGTGTTTGTAGTTGTCTCTTGTACCCTCACGCTATTGTATCAAGTGTCAAAGCTAAAACAGCATTATTCACATCGTTAGTTTGTGTAAGATTTGGAACTGTTCTAGCATATATCCTAATATCGTTATCCGTTAATACTCATACTTCTCCATATACTCATCGAGCGAGATTTGGAATCAATCAATTTAATGAAGAAGCCAAAGTTTGTGCGTCAGTATCGTATGGGTTCATTGCTCTTATTCTTCAAAGTATAGGTCAAGTTTTTATTTTCTTAATTTGTTCAGTAATTCAGCTTATTTGGTCAAGTGCCTGAGAAAATTTAGTGATTGTTTTTGTGTCTGTATCCGTCAAATCTTTTCCTCATTGCGAATACCCCATTACTTCCTCAATGCTAGCATTTTTGTCTTTCATAACCTTGTTTTTTTCATCTAAGAAAACTTGATATTTTTTCTTTAATGTAGCGTCTTTTTCTAGTTGTGGTTTGTATGTAGAATTATTGAATATTGAAATATCAGATGTTGTTAATGCAGTATCCCCCCCTGTCGGTGTTGTTGCTCATGTGCCTGTTTGTCGAAGCATATCAGCCTCTTCTTGTCTACGGGCAATCAATCATGGAAGAGTTTGTCATGTTTTAGCATTTCTTATTCCTATACCAGATTGTACAAGTAAATCAGCCGCTTTATTAAAATCACTTTCGTTGATAGCTGCTAAGACTGGTTTCATAGCCGCGAATCACCAAACTCATGGTCATACATTGTATTCGAGTGATGTAAGTGCTGCTTTCTGTGTTTCATTTAGAGGAACTGTAACAAGTGATTTGTATCTTGAATATTTCTGGTCTATTTGTTTCCTCATTTCTGCGTCTGCGTCTGCTTGAGATATAGTATCTCATCATTTTACAGGAACTCAGTTTATAGTTGTTTGTCAGAATCAAATTGTTGCTGTTCATGCTGGCGTCTCTCATAGTGCTAGAGTATTGCCTGTTGCGTCATCGTATGCCTGTTCTCGAAATCACTCTTTAGATTTGATAAAATCAACAACAGATACAGGTGCGACATAGTCTCCACTCAACACTTGAGAATGCTTAGTCACGTCTGCAATCTCCGCAGAAGTTAATCATATCTTTTTGAGTCATTCTTCGTCTACTTTTCATGTTTTTAATAGACTAGCGAAAGTGCTTATTTGGTCTGGAGTGAGTCAGCTTGCTGTTTTTTTAAATTCTAAAGCCCTTCGTTGAGAATCAAACATTGGCTGTCATGTCTTTTTGTTGATAAAATATCATAATTCAGCACTCTTTTCCATGTCTACTTCTTGTGATAGTTCAGCTCCATTACTTATTGTATTGAGCAAATTCATCATCGCCTCACTTCCTGTTGTAGCGTTCTCTTGGTTCAATTTGATAATCTCTAATTGATTCTCGTAGTTAGCTTGGTCGATATTTGCTTGGACATTGGCTATATTTGTACGAATAGCACTGATAGCTTCTGCATCTGCCCCCTCTTGTTCCATTCTATACGCCATGAGTTCTAAGTCTGCCTTAGCCTTAGCTTGTGTGATAGTAGTTTCTATGTTTTTAGCGATTTCGTCTACTTTTTCAATAGCAATACCAGAACGACCAGCACCACGACCAGCGAGCATACTTTTAGTTTCTTCCATTCTCTTTGCTCATTGTGCTTCTATTTCTGCTTTTTGTGATTGGAATTGACTAGCAATATTCTCTCCGTACTTCGCTACGAGGTCGGCTGTTTCTTTTGCTCTTTTTTCTGTAAAATCAGTTAACTGCTCTGCGAGAACTCTTGCTCTTTCTTCTCATGCTTCTGCTCTTTTCTGGGCAAAGTATTCAGGTGTTCACTCAGGAAATACAGTTGTTGAGGGTTCTGTGGTGGTTCTTTGCGATGTTCAGTCTTTATAGGTAACTTGGTAGCTACCATCAGCATTACGAGTGCTAGAGGCGATATTTTCTCATGGCTGTACGAGTTCGGTAGAGTATGTAGTAGTTCAAGAGCTTTTCCCTTTCTTACCATAAATATCTTCACCATTATCCATTCTAAATTTTAAACTCCGGACAAAAGATATCTCCTCCTTTGTAACTTCACTAGGGTCTTTTGTATAAATCTCCATTGCTTTTGAATAGTTCTGTTCAGGCGTAAATTTTGAAAAATCACCTATTGGGGTATTAGTCGCTGGTGGTGTGCCTATAACTGGCTTATCTGTTGTAGCAATGATTGGTTTAGGCGTGCTAAATCCTGTAACGCTAGGAGGTAGGATATTTGCTTCTCAATAAGTAGCTCATGCAGGAGCTGTGACTTCACTCGGTTTTATGGTCTGTACTGGTGTAATAGTAGGAGCTGGGGGGATACCTTTAGCTTGCAATAGTGCCTGTATCTCCTCAGGTTTTTTACCAGATTTATATGCTGCGAGGTTTATTTCTTGTTGTGT